ATCTGATGGTCCTACTTTTATACATTGTTTAGCAGGTAAAGATAGAACAGGATTTTTAACAGCTTTATTTAAATGCAAATACATGAACGTAGATCCTGAAGATGCAATTGAAGAAGCCAAATTATTAGGGTTTGGAGTAGGGGTAGATCCTAAAATAGTTGCTTTATTTGAAAAATTAATTCGTTCTTGCAAGCCTACTAAACCTACTTTACTAGATAAGTTAGTAGAGCCAGATGTTGTATCGCAGCAGCGTCAATATATTTCTGATAACAGAGATACTTTTTTAGATGAAGGCAGGCAGGGCTCATTTGCCCCTTATTTAAGCCCTACTAGGCAATATCCTGTAGATGCGTTATATTCATATATAAATGACCAATCTCCTACTAGAGAAAATTATAATAGACCTGTTCAGCAAGCTGTACATGAAGATATAATTCCTTTAGTTGGAGTATTTAATAACGATGCGGGTGCTAGAGGATTTGGTCCGGTCGAGAATTATTCAGGGTTCTTTTACGACTGATTAGTATAAATAGGCATAATTTTAAATATTATCATGATTAAAAAGGCATATACTATTCAAATGAGCTATGATGTGACTGTATCTGAAAAAGAGCAGGCACAAAAAGCTATTTTATGCTTTAAATATACTGCTAAATTATTAAGAAAAGCATCGGATCATTTAAATATCATGAAAACTTCTTTTAAAGAAAATCCTGATATTCCTCCTGAAGACATTATGAAGGCTAGAGTTTCTATTAGAAGATATAGAAATAAATCAGTAGAAAACTTTAATAGTTTTAAATCTGCAGCATTTAAATGTATCAAAATAATGCAGTCATTTGGTTCAGATACTCAAGTAATTAAATTAACTAAATCTTTTATTAATTCAATTGATGAATTAGAAGAAAAAGTAAATAGTTTTGTGGATTTATTTTCTGATTTAGAATCTAAAGAATTTACTAAAGAAGTAGTAAAATATATTGATGACATACAAAAACAATGCAAAGAAATTATTGATTTAATTAATGAAAGAGTTAAATCTTATATATTGTCTAATATATTAGCTAGTACTTGGGTAGACGAAGTTGGTAATGAATTACAAATGAAAATTGAAAGAAAAAATCCTTTGATTTTACAATTATTTAATAGACGTAATGACCAAATTAATACAGCTATTAAAGAGAGAAATAATAACGTACAAAGTTAATTTTAATGGTGATAGTATGGCTTTTATTAAACATGGTGATGGAAAAATACTTTCTGTAGTTAAAGAAGAAGAATTAACAGAAGATCAAAAAAAAGCTTTAAAAGAAGCTTCTTTACTTGCTGAACAATCAGAACAATTACAAATTAATAATTCTAATAAAAAAATAAAAAACTAAAATGCAAAAAAGATGTTGCACTTGTAGTTTATTTAAAAATTTAATAAATTTTTATAAAAATAAATCTTGTAAAGATGGTTATGCGCCAAGATGCAAGCAATGCGTACAAGAATACAATATTAAAAATAAAGATTATATAAATATATATAGAAGGCAGCAGTATAAAAAAAATATAAATAATTGTAAAAAGAATTCTCAAAAATCTCATTTTTTACATAGAGAAGAAAGACTAAAAAAGCAAAGAATTTATTATCAAAATAATAAAGAATATTTTAAATATAAAAATAAAAAATATAGAGAATCTAATAAAGATTATATTTTATTAAAAAATAAAAAAAGAAAAAAGTTAATTCAAATAGAAAATATCAGTCAATCAGAGATTGATAACTTATTAAATAATAATAACAATCAGTGTTTTTATTGTAAAATTTTTGTTAAACGAGGAATAAATCTGCATTTAGATCATAAGGTTCCATTAAATAGGGGTGGAAACCACCATATTAATAATTTAGTACCGTCTTGCGCTTCTTGTAATTTACGCAAAGGCACTAAAACTGCAGAAGAATTTTTATCTATTATGGAAAATGCAAAACCTCATAGTATAGGTGAATAATGTTTATTAAAATAGGTGAAACTCATGAGATTAGCAGAATAGAGAGTACAGACTCTTGTATTCCTGCTGTTAGTCAAGACATGCTTGACAATTTTAAAAAAACCGCTAGTGATCTTAAAAAGATTGCACCTAAGGCAAATGATTTTCTTTATTTCTCAGCTGTTATGATGCATGCCGCAGAATCATCCGGCATTAATGAAGACGGCACTCCTAAGCTTAATGCTAAAGGAGAAACAGTTCAAGTTGGCTGGGACAAAACAGGAAATACATGGCGCTGGCAAACTAATGATTCTAGTATTAAACCATATAAAAATTCTAATGGCGATATTTTCCCAGAAGAAGAATTAATTAGGGCTCATAAGAAATGGGTACATAAACCACTTTGTATTGATCATAAATCTAGTTCGGTAGATCATACTCGTGGTTTTATTGTGGATACATATTATGATCGCAACTTAAAAAGAGTAGTTGCATTATGCGCCTTAGATAAAGCAAATTATCCTGATTTAGCTAAAAAAGTAGCAACAATGATGCAAACCAGCGTTTCTATGGGAACTGCAGTTGGCAGAGCTATTTGTAGTGATTGTGGTAAAGTTGCTAGAGCAGAGCCTGATTTTTGTGATCATATGCGCAGAAAAACATGTTATGGTGAAATTAATATAGATTTATCACCTATTGAATTATCTATTGTAGTAAATGGTGCAGATCCTAGAGCACATATTAAACATATTATTGCAGCAGCTAATACATTAAATACTTATGTAGAAAATAAGGCTAGTGAGTTAAGTAAATTAGCAGAAGAGCATTTTAGTGGTACAATTAGGTATTCAGATGTTCCAGAATCTGGAAATGAAAGTGGAGCGTCTGTTAATTTTGATGTAGAGGCAAAAAGCGTAGAAGAGCTTCAACAAAAATTTGAAAAAATTTTAGAGCAAGTTTCTGAAATACAGAAAAAAATAAAAGAAGAACCTACTAATGATACCACATTAGAATCAGATAGTCAAGATTCTAACAATATTGGAATGGGCATACCAGCTAACGCCAGATATGCATCTTCAAATTTAAAATCAGATTTAGATTCGATTACTGAACTTCGTGAAGTTACCGCTGCTATTGAATCCAAATTAAATTTAATGAAAGAAAAATTAAATAAGTTAGCAAATACATCAAACATACAAAAGGAACAACATATGTCTGGATCAAATTTTGATAAAAGAGGTTATTTTCAAGGTGGCGGTGGCGTCAATGAGCCAACACCAGGTCAAGCAAAGTATACAAAAGATCCTCTTAATGAGGAGATGAGAATGAAAGGTGACAAACAAATGGTTGGTCAACCTCCATTCCCTGGCGTTGGCGATGTAACTGGACTACATCCTTCACCTGCTTCAGCTGATGAATCTGACGAGCTAAGCCGTAAAAAAATGTTAGCCCGCGCAGAAGCTGAAGATAGAGCCATTCGTCGTTCAGCTATTGTACAATTAGCTAAACAAGCCTTACAAGATAAAAGAGCTTATTATCAAGGTGGCAGCAGCGAAGACGGTGGTGTCAATGAGCCTACTCCTGGTAAAACAAAATATACTCCAGATCCACTCAATATGAGCGCTCGTAAAGAAGATAAACAAATGGTAGGTCAAAAACCATTTCCTGGCGTAGGTGATGTAGATGGCTTACACCCTTCACCTGTTTCAGCTGATGAAGCTGATGAATTAAAGCGCAAACAAATGTTATCTCGTGCTGGATTAAAAGCTAAATTTGTTAAAGCTGCAAATGTTGATGGTACTCCTAACTTTGGCAACAGTGCATGGCAAGTATTTGTTAATGATAGACTATTACTTACTGCTTCAGTAAAAGATCTTTCAGGCGGCAACACTCATATGATGTATGACACAATTGCTACTAAAGATTTCGGTAGCAAATTACTTGAAAAAATTAAAGTATATGGCGCTGATGGTGTTCGCGCACTAGTTAAGAAAGCTCAAGAAGAGCCTGCTGCTCCTGCCGCTCCCGCTGCTCCTGCCGCTCCTGCCGCTCCTGCCGCTCCTGCTCCCGCTGCTCCCGCTGCTCCCGCAGCCCCTCCCGCAGCCCCTGCTGAAGAAGATAAAGAGCTTGATTTAGAAGGCGGAAGCGCTAAATCAGGAGATCCTGCTCAAGTAGCTTTAGATCTTGCTGAAGAAGGCGTAAGAGTTAGCGATGATTTATTAGAAGCAGTTAAAGCATTAACTGGTGAAAAAGAAGAAATGGGAGCCATTGAAGAAATGGGCATGTCACCTGCAGGTGAAGCTGCTCCCGAAATGGGCGCTACTGCTTCATTCAGCACTTCTAGCCTAAATACACTTCGCAAAGAGCTAAATGGCGCTCTTATCCGTGCAATGAAAGAATCAATTGCGGAACTAAATGATCATCGTCAAGAACTAGAAATGATTGCGGGTCTTTATCGCAGAGGAAGCTTAAATGCTGCTAACAGAGAATTCGCAAAAACCATCGTAGCTGACGCTTTTGCTGAAGCTAAATCAGCTCAGGCAGACGCTATCAAACTTATGACAGCTTTCGTTAAATATGCTCGTGGTACACAAGCTCTTGTAAAACGCGCTAGAATGGAATCAGTATTAAGAAAAAATGCTGCCAAAGCTAGACACGAAATGAATATGGCTAAGTCACATAAATCAGATATGCACATGATGTCAGATCCTGTAGCTAATTTATTAGAAGAAGGAGAAGAAGAAAATCTCGCATATGTTGATGATATGAGCGGTTCAGATTATTCTATGCTTGATGATAACGATGCCGATGCCACTGTAGTAGCTAAGAACCCACAACAAGCCGCTGAAATTGCTTCTAAGATGGATGGCGGTCAAGTAGTAATGGCTTCAGTAAATTCAAGAAGTGATCGTGCAGCTCTCCGCGCTAAACTAGCCGCAGATGCTTTAGGTAAAATGGATGATGGAGAACTAGTAGATATGTCAAAAGCAGAATATAGCGATATGTTAGAGCAATCACATGCTCTAACTAATGGTCAAACCAAGTTAGATGTCAAACCAAGTGATGAACTTGGTTTAGTAGAGACTTTAGAACAACAAAAAGCTAAGATGATGGATGTTGCTACTGCTCCTCCTAAAGTTCGCAAAGAAGCAGAAGCTGTTCACAAATTAGTTAGCGAAGGCAAGCTTGATCCTGCTGACATTCCTGCTCTTGTAGCTGAAGGTCTAGATCCCGCTGTTGCTAAATACTACCAAACATATTTTGGTCAAGTAGAAGGTGGCTCAGAATTTGCCAGCGATTTACTCAAAGAGCATGCTAAAGCTCATGTAGAAGAAGAACTAAATACATATCGTGTTAAATTAGCTAGAGCTTATGAATTAGCTTATGACATGGCAGCTCGTGGTCTTTGCTTAAATGACAGAGATGCTATCTCAAATCAAGTAGAAGAAATCATGAAGTTTAATGATGATTCTTTTGAATCACTCAAGAGAGTAGTAGCTAAGCACTCACCAGCAATGCACAAAGAAGCTGGTCGTATGCCACAAGTTGGAATGATTGGTTTCGGAGATACTGCATCAGCTCAATCTGATGATTGGTCACAGTTATCAAACGCATTCTCCAAGACAACAAAGAGAATGTTCTGATCTTAACTAACTAAAGGACTAATATGAAAAATAAAAGCGTATCAGATTTTGTAGCTGCAACTATGGATGCAGTGTTAAACAGTCAAGAACACAAATCATTATTCAGTGGAACATATAAATATGCTTCTGCTGATGAAGATAGCAATCATGCTAAAGTTATGAATAAACCCTGCAAAACATGCAAACAAAAAGAAGATATGTGCATGTGTGCTGGTGGCTACATGGCAGATGACGGAATGACAGATGACAGCATGTCAGACAGTGATATGTCATGGGATGCAGAAGATGGTATGCCCGCCATGTCACACTCTATGCCAGAAGAAATGGCATCAACTGCAGCATTTGATGTGGCAATTGATGGACTACTTACTGCATCAGCTGCTTTAGATGCTATTGGTATGACTCATAGCTCAACAGCTAGCTTAAAATTAGCCTCTCTAGTAGTAGAAGCTAAAAAAGTAGTAAAAAAAGATAGCAAAAAGAAAAAATCTGCTCCTAAAGGCAAGTTAACTTCTAAAGATTTTAAAAAAATGCATGAAGAAGATGACGATGGCAAATTAACTGCAGCAAATTTTAAAAAAATGCTTAAGTCAAAAAAATAATATAAATCAATAAGTAATATTAAAGTGCTATAAGAAATTAATCTTATAGCACTTTTTTTATTTTCTATGCGTAATATCATATAATACTGAGGTTTCTATGTTTAAAGAAAAAGATTTTTCTAACGAGATTTATAAATCTATGGAAAAGCAATTAGTTTCTAATCAATTAGAAAATAAGTATGCTTTTAATAAATATGCCAGAACTATAGACTACTTAAATAAAGCTGCTAATATTTTTGACCAAGCCGGTATGCAGCAAGAAGCTAATGAAATAACACAAGTTATGCATGCTTTTGCAAATAAATTGCAAAATAAAATTTCATTAGCCGATGATAAGAAAAAAATAGCAGATGGAATTTATAAACATTTATGGGACGCATTAAATGAAATTAAAAATGTATATAAAACTGCTAAAGAAGATGGTGTTGTAGGCGCAGATGGCAATCCAGATCATGATTTCGTAGACATTTTGCAAGATGCAAATAGCAGCGATAGTGTTAATAAATTAAAAAAATATTCAGATTTTAAAAGAAAAGTTGGGTTTTCACTATCAGATTGTAATGTATTTGTAAATGCTGGTTATTGGGTACTTCATACTATTATTAGAGATAAAGAAAGATTAGAAAGAGCAAAAAACTCTTATTATAAAGCTAGTTATTATTTAGACCAAGCAAATAAATTACTAGAGCAATTAAAACAATAAGGTTAATATGTTAAAATCAAAATCAGAACTAGAAATAGTAAATTTAATGAATTATGAATTAGTGAAAACCGCTAATAATCAAGATTTTTCTAATTTAGAACAAGCTATAGATTATTTAAATTCCGCTATTGATACACTAGAAGATGCAGGATTCAGTGCATATGCAGACAGATTATTAACTCTAATAATAAAAATTGCCGCTACTAATAGACGTAATGTTCTAATGGATATAGATCCATCTCCGCAAAAATTTATTCAAAATTTACAAAAAATAAATTATCCTATTGATAGATATTTAGAAAAAATTAATAATCCAAATACTTCTGAAGAAGAAAAAAAAGAAATTTTACTAAAAATAAATCAAGATGTTAGAAATACAAATAAATCTATTATTTATATAATATCAAATATTTTAAATTTAGGTAGTAAAAATCCTACGGAAGATGATTTTAAAAGAGTCTTGGGAATTTATTATATGCCTCTTGAAGCAGTGCAAGCCGGAAGTTTTTATACTGAAATTCCAGGTGTAAAAAGAATGACACAAAAAGAATACATGAAGTATCGGTCAGAGAATCCTTTATATAGTATGAGAACTGACATTCCTGCTCCACCATTTAAAACAACTGATTTACCAATGCCTAAAGGTATAAGACCACCATTTGAAACTCCTCCTGGACTTTTTGATGAACCTATGATTACAAGTGCTTCTAGAAAATATAAGCCCAAAAATCCAACCAATGTTTCTAAAAGACATAGTGAAAAATTTGTAAAAAATTTAAAAGAAACTGGAACTATGTTTAGCAAAAAAGACTTTAATATGGCAGATAATTTATTAAATGCTGATATTGAATTTGAAGATGAAGATGACCCAGAACTAGAAGTATAAGTAGAGTCACTATAATTATAACTTATAAAAAATAAAAGAGCCTCTAAAATTTTAGAGGCTCTTAATTTTTAAATATTAATTAATATCAGAATTCAATAATTTCTTCCCACCTGGCTACTGCAGTATCTTCAATATCTTTTTTTTCTAATCTTTTTTTCATTCTTCCTACTGGATCATTGCCATAAAAGTCTTTATAATCTTGTAGTACTGCTGCTTTAATTTTAGCAAGAACATCAGCTCTTACGCCAGGTATACACTTTACTAAAATTTCAGCTTTTTGGTTTGGTACATCAACATCTCCACCAATCCATACTTTACTATCTACTCCTTGTAAAGCCGCTTGAAGTTTACTATCTGCTTTAAGAAGCTTTTTATTAAGAAATGCGTCATTATTATCATCATTTCCAGATCCAAATAAAGCATCTGATACAGTTGCTTTTTTATCACTTGAAACAACTGCAGCATGTTTACGTAAACTTCTTTCAAATCTATTAGCCAATCTCATTATTCTTTCTACAGATCTCATAAAGCTCCTATAATAGGTTAAAATCCCAACATATTTATGTTATTTTTTTAGTATATTTTTTAATTGAATAAATTTATCATATTTTCTTTTTAAAAAAATATCAGCATTTTGATATAAAAATTGTAATAATCTCAAAACTTGCCTATTTCCACCTACCGACAAAGTACTAGTAACTAAATTACTGTTAGCACAAGCTAATTTAATAGTAGCATGAATCTGCCTCTTCGCCAAATATTCCCTTAGTTTAATACAAAATTTATTAGTAGATGTTACCTGCCACATATAATCAATATGTCCATTACTCTTTGTCTTTAAATAAAGACTTCCATCTCCATCAAAATATCCCCTAATAAAATGATGTAATAAATCTTCTCTTATCTCAGGAAATTGTAATACTAAACTTTTATTAGGTATACAGCCTAAATTTATTAATTGATCAGATACTGTTTTACTGTTTATTTTAAATAAAATATGATTATTATTAGTTAACTTGTCTTTTATTAACTTTAATTTAGTCATCGGAGATAAATAATCTCTTAATTTTTCTAAAATATAACCATCAACTTCTTGCAACGTAATAGATATTTGATAACTATGTCCTTTCTTCACATAGTTATTTCCATCTGCATACAATAATCCAAGAAAATACGCCTTAGCCTCATTATCTATTTTATCAAAAAATTTCACATTGGTTATATATTTTGTGTTATAAACAGATGTAGAGCGCCTTGCTATATCATGCCTCTTTAAACAATTAATCACATATGTTGCCGAACATCCAACATGCTTACCCACCTCAACAGTAGTTAATCCTTTTGCATATAAATATATTATTTCTGCATCTAATTCTGCAGATCTTATTGTTTTCTGCATAAATTTATATATAACAGAGCACAATTTCTATTTTTTTGGAGCCAGAATGTTACGCTTAGTACAAGTTTCTAACGCCTTGCCAGCTAGCTTTATCTGTGACCCTTCGGCAGAATTTCAACCAGGAATGATAGCCGAACTTACCGTCATCGGCAATCAAGTCATGGCAACTGTTTCCAATGGTACCGCCCCCTTAGGTATTATTGACGATATCAAAACACGCGCCTTTACTAACGTCTCCTGGAATGAAGTAGTAATAGTTCCCGCTGTAGGTGTCCCAGGTCCTGATGGCTACTTAGTTACCCCCGTAGATATTAAAGCCGAATTGCGTAAACCTAATATCATCGCCAATAGCTTTACCTCTACCGTTAATGTAGTCTTAAATCCAGTAAATGGTGTAGTTACCTTTGTCGCAGGTACTCCACTAAATTTCGATTTAACAGGATCCGGTAAACCTAATGCCATACGCACTATCGTTAATTATACTTACCAAGTCGCCAATATCCCAGGTGATGATAGCACTCAAGGATCAGGTAGAATTACTGTTTGGTTTAATCGTATGTTCTTTCAAACTGACCAATATGAAACTAATCAACAATATCCAGTAAGAGCTAATTTGTACGTCAGCGAAATAGGCTTCCTTACTACTAGAAGACCTAGCGCTATCCACCCTGCTGTAGCTATGGTTACCTCGCCCCCCACGCCCCTCTCACCCTTGCTTGAGGCGTTGTGGTTTTGAGACCGGAAGATTTTGTATACAGATGATATCTATGCCTCACAGGAGGCTGTATATGGTGCAAGAAGAGGATAACGTACAAGAAATAGACAATAGTGTAAGTAGCGAGACAAACGCTTTAAACGCTAATTTAAAAGAAGAGAAGTTGCCAAAAAAAGATGGATTTTTTTATATTTATAAAATTTTAAGTAAAATAAATAATAAAGTTTATATTGGGCAAACAGTTCAGCCGAGGAAAAGATGGTATCAGCACAAGCTAGAATCTAAAAAAGATGAGCCTAATGCTATTATTTCTAGAGCCATTAAAAAGCATGGCATTGAAAATTTTGAATTTGAAGTTATTGCATGTTGTAAAAATCAGGATGCCGCTAATAAGGCAGAGGAACAGATTATTGATCAATATGATTGTTTAATCCAGAATAAAAAAGGCTATAATGTAGCTCTTGGCGGATACAATGCTCCTAAAAGCGAGCTTTGGAAACAATCTATGAAAAACTGGAGAAGTTCTTTATCTGAGGAAGAGAAGCAGATTATTCGTAACAAGCAATCATTAGCTACTAGAAAGCAGATTGAGGAGAGGGGACATCCGGCAGAGGGTTATAAGTGGACTGAAGAGCAGATGCAAAGGATGGAGCCAATTAGATTAAGAATATCTTTACAGAAGGACAAGATTTATACTGAAGAGGTAAGGCAAAGAATGTCTGAGGCTCATATAGGCAAAGTACAGTCTAGGGAGCAGATAGAGAAAAGAATAGCTTCTATTAAATTAGTAAAAGAGAAAAAATATTTAGCTGAGGATATGAGATGTCATGCTGAGGGCTGCCAGGTAGCTGGTAAAGCTAAATATGCAATATTAAATAATGTAAGATATTGTGAATTACATAGAAGCAGGATAAAGAGGAATGGTCATTTAGATTTACTGCCTAAGAAGCCTGTAATAATGACGGAAGAGATTAGGAATAAGATTAGTGAATCTAGGAAGGGCAAGGGTTTAGGGAGGGAGCCTCATAATAAGGTGAATTTGACGCAGGAGCAGATTCAATTAATATTAAATGATCCTAGATCGATTATGGAGTTGAGCAAGGCGATTAATTTGGGAAGAAAAGTGATTAGTAGAATAAGAAAGCAATTTAGATAATAAATTCTCTGCATATCTATTTATTTAATAGAAGCTTACTATAATTTTGTATATTATAGGATATAGAAATCTATTGAGGCGCATATGACTTTTAAACATGGCAAATTTAGTGATTCTGAGGTATTACGCTCTTTAGAGAGAGTGGCGGTTAGCAAGAATTTAGTTGTAGCTGATAGGCTAACTAAGTCGGCATCTGAGTTGGTGAGGGATATGGAGCCAACACATAATTTATCTCATGACATTGTAAAATTATGCAGTGAGTTACGTCGTTCTGGATTGCACAAGCATGCTGATGACATTGAGGGTAATTTTGTTAATTACAAGCGTGCGCAGACATTGTATGAGGCTTTTAAGGAGACTGGAGAGGATGTGGTAGACATGGCACATCCTGAGGGCGGTCATGTATTTGAGGATGTGGAGGGCAAGCCAGAGGTGATGACGATAGTGGAGCGTCAGCAGGCGGCATTAAAGATGTTGAAGAAGGAGCCTACTGGTAAATTATCGAATGCTCAGGCGTTGAGGGCATTGAAGTTAGTATTTGCTGCAACCACCGCAATAGCGGTAACAGAAGCAGACCGTAACGAATATGCTATTAATAAATTTATTAAACTGGCTATTCCTGCTATAGATAAAGCTATTTATGAAGCTGATAAGCTAAGAGACTTATTAGTTAGAAGTGGGTTTCATTGGTATGGCACATATAGTAAAATTAAAGAAAATACAAAAAATATATTAAATAACGCTAAAAAGCATATACAAGCATTAACTACTTCAAATATTACTGATTTAGAGCTAACTGTTATTATAGAGAAGCTTAATAAAGCGTCGGAAGTTGCTAAGAATAGTCCTTCAGCTACAGATGAGCGCACTCCTGGAGGACCTAATAGTACTAGTGATGAAATTCAGAAAGTTGTTGCACTGATTACTTCAGCTAAAACTACATTGGCTGGGAACAATGATAGTTTAATTTTACCAAAAAAATATAAAGACGCATTTCTTCAATCTTCTCAATATAAATATATGGTTGGTGCTTACAATCATATGGTTTCTATTTTAGATGAAATTCATGATGGTATTGAAAATAGTGCTAAAAAACCCTCACCTGAACAAATTGCTAGCATAAAGCTTGATTGCAATAAAGAAAAAGAAGATTTAAATAATAAAAAGCAGGAAATAGATAATACAGTTTTTACTAACAATAATTCATATACTACAGCATTAACAAATGCTCAAACCGTAGGAGCTGAAATTTATAAAGATGCTGGTGAATGGCAAAAACTTTTAACTGCATGGAAAATTCCATGAAAAATAATTTAAAAAATATATTGCATGAAATACAAAAAATTGCAGGCGCACCATCTGGCACTTCTTTTCCTGGAGGAAAATCTGCGGGAGGAGCATCTGCAGGAGGAAGCTCAAGAGATTCGTCCGCTACTCCTGCAGCGGCAGCAAATGCGGTTCTCTTAATGCAAGAGGCAATTCAAAAATTTGCTGATGCAGTTACTAATTATCAATTAGAAACGGTAGTAATAAATAACAAGCCTGTTAGGCGAGTAAAAGCAAATGATAATAGAAAAGACTTTAATGATTTTATTGCCGAAAGAGGATCTTCTATTAAAACAGAAGAGTGGGATCCAGATCCAAAAGCTACATCCGCAGGTCAAAAAAGACCTACAGACAGAATTCAATTAGATGTAGTTATTGATTTATTAAGAAGAACTGGCAGTTCTGTTTCTGAAAAAAAACCTGATGGTATTTGGGATTTTAGAACTCAAAATGCTCTTAGAACAATTTGGGCACTTACGGATTCTTTTATGAGACTTGCTAATGATTTTGATGCTTCTAGCAATGTTAGAAGCGCTTTTACTACTGATGATTTTAATAGGCTTAAACATGCCATTAGTGTGCCAGATAATCAGCCCTCTAAATTATCTCAAAATAATTTAAATGGAAGAGCTAATTCTCTTATTCCTTTAATAAAAAAAGCCACTACTTTTTATAACTTGTTTCAAAAATATGTATTAGAGCACCCTATTTATAAAAATTATATTGAAGGTACTTATGATTTGATGACAGCCGCTCCAGGCAAACCTGATCCAGGACAAATACCAGATGATCTAAAAGATAAAAATTTAAATGAAGAATATATTTCTAATTTTTATGTGACCAGCGGTGATGGATCTAGAAAATGGGTTAATAATAAAGTTCCTTTGGCAGCTTTTAAAGATGTCCCTGGATATTTAAAATTTTTACGCTGGATTGGGTATAATGAAAGCAACGGAATTGATAATCTTACTATTCAGTCTAAAGTTTTAAAAGAAATAATGGATCAAGTTTTTTGACATAAACAGGAATTAAAATGTCTTTTATTTATAATGATAAGCAATTAATAAATATGCTTTATAATGCCGGAAGAGCCTCTTTAAAAAAAGAAGCAAAGTTGGCAGGTGTTACAGGTACTGCTCCAGGTACTAATGTTATTTTACCACCTACTGGAGCTGAGACTTTGCCCATTGATCCT